GTGCTCGAGCATCTCGTGCGCCCGCTTCATGCGCTCCTCGACCGCCGGCGGGATCTTGGCCGCCCGGCGCTGGAAGAGGATCTCGGTGGCGAGGTCGACCGTCAGGGACACGATCAGGTAGTCCGACGCGGTCGCCAGCGCCGTCAGGTCGGCGTCCAGATAGATGTTCCCTACGCGGGCATAGGCCTTGATCATGGCCGTGGCGCGCTCAAGGGCCATGGTCGTGACCGGGTTCGCCCCTGGGTTCGGGTTGCCCTGATCGGTGCAGAGCTCGGCAATGATGCGCGAGTCGAGTTCCTTCTCAAGGTCCGCGTAGGTAGCGAATGCCATGCGCTGCTCCTATGGCACGGGGAGGGCGGTCGCCGAAGCGTGCCGCCCTCCCGTGTGCCGTTGGGGGGCTTGTGTCAGTTCGTGACGTCGAGCACGAGGTAGCCGGAGACCGGCGCGACGAGCTCCACGGTGCTGTTGTCCACGACGCGACCCTCGATGCGACGGTCCTTCGGATCGTCCCAGTTCTCGACGGTCATGTCCTCGAAGGCGAAGATCTGGGTGGTCGAGAAGCTCGTCGAGCCCTCGATGCCCACCAGACCGCCCGGACGGCTCACGAACACCGCCGAGTTCCCGAAGACAAAGCTGCGGGTGGTGCTGGCTGCGCCCTTCTTGGTCGTGACCTTGACCGAGTCGTCGACCACGACCTGCACGCCGAACAGGTTCGGCGGGAGGCCGTACTTGGCGAACGTATCCGAGCCCTGCAGGAAGGGCAGAGCGGCGGGATAGTTCTTGACGTAGTCACGAACTTCCGTGGTCTGTCCGAGCAGGTTGGCGATCACGGGCGAGATGACCATCATCACGTCGTATTCCGCACGCACCGCGCCGCCGGTGGCGAGCGAGATGGCGCGCAGAGCGCCCTGGATGCCCTTCTGAATCACGTTCGAGGCCGACCCCGTCCACGGAGCGCCACCGGGCGACAGTGTGCCCGTCGCCGCGTAGTTGCCGACGGCGTTGAAGGCCGTCTGCGCCGCCGAGCCCGTCAGCGCCGTCGCAGCACGCATACCGCGCGCCGTCATGGCGAGCTGCGCCTTGCTGCGAGCGTGCTGGGCAACGACGTCCCACGCCGCCTGCTTGACGGTCTCGTTCGGGATGTAGAACGGATACGCGAAGCGCTGGCAGGTGAACGCGACGAAGTCCTGCTCGTTCATCTTGCCGACCGGGCGGTCATTGCCCAGGGGCCAGACGAACTCGTTGATGTCCGTCACGCGGACGTTGTCGTCCGAGTTGAGGCGCAGGTAGTACCCGGTCATCTGGTTGGCCGGGACGATCTGCGCGTACTTGGTGATGGGGAAGGTGTTCACCGCACGGGTGAACTCCACCTGAAGAGCGCCCGTTGCGAGGGCGTTGGTGGACGGCACGTAAGTGTTCAGGCCGCCACCGACAGTCACGTAGCTCATGGTATGACCTCCTTTGGGTCAGTTGTTTCGGTCAGACTGCCTTGGTAGCGGGCAGACGGTACGCCCAGAAGATCTGGCCATCCGCGCCAGCACCTTCAAGGGCGACAAAGTGCGCGACGTTGCCCGACCCCGACACCGCAACGACCTTGCCGGCCGTCGTGGGGATGACGCCCTGGCCAGCCGTGATGGACGCGCTGGCGGTGAGCTGCACGCAGTTCGAGGGCTGCAGGGAGATGGGGTCGCCCGTTTCGGCATGGTTGGCCGAATCGAAGCGGCGGGTGGAGCCGTCGGTGACGCCCACGACGAAGTCGGCGGCGGCGGTCGACGCCACGCCCTGGAAGGCGGTGGTGTCCATCTTGACGACGCGGTAGGGCAGGATCGTGCCGCCCGCAACGAGATTGGGAGAGAACTGAAGCATGGTGTGTATTCCTTGTGGTTAGCGGCGGGTGCGGGCGTTGATCGCCTTGGCAAACTCTTCGGGCTTGCCGGCGAACTGCTTGACGAGGTCACCGACGTCGGCGATGCCCATTCCCTTGGGCATGGCGGCGCGGCTCATGTCGATCTTCGTGCCGATGGGGTCGCGAGCGAACAGCTCGCGCCACGACTCAAGCAGGGAGACCGGGTCACGGGAGGTCTGCAGCTGGCCGACCAGCGCGTCGCGCTGCGTGTCGGGGATGCGGTAGCCCTCCTGCTCCATGATCTCGATCTCGCGGGCGAACTTCTCGCGGGTGAGCTCGGCCTTCAGGGCAGCGTTCTCGCGCTCGATGCGGGCCATGCGGGCGCGCAGGCCGTAGCTGCTCTTGGACGCGATGACCTCCTCGGCCTCCTCCTCGTCCTCGTGCGTGATGGTCAGCTCGCCCATCTCGTCCTTGTCCTCGGATTCCTCGGCCATGACGACCTCGTCGTCGCCGTCCTCGGCCATCTCTTCCTTGTCGCCCTCGTCGGCGAACTTCTTCTTCATCATCGCGGACAGGTCGGAGATCGCGCACTTCATGGCCTCGAGCTCCTCGCGGATGTCGTTGTCGGATGCCATTGCGGCCTCCTCCTTGTTGAGCGCCGGGACGAAGGTGTTGAGGCCACCACCGACCCCGGCGAGATCGTGGTTGCTCTTTGAGAACGTGATGCGCTCGCCGCGGCGAGCGAAATGCGTGTCGGGAAGCGGCCGGCGCGGGGTCTCACGACCCAGCAGCGCCACCTCGGACAGGTGGTCGCTCTCGGACCAGATCTCCGCCGACCGCCTGGGGAAGGCGTTCGTGGCGATAAGTCTGTCGAAGATGTCCCTGCCGACCTCCATGTCTCCCACAATGTACCCAACGCCATCCCGTTCCTCGTATCGGAGTTGCGGGATTCGACCGACCGCGCTCTTGGGCTCCTTGCCGTCCTTCTCGTGCATGATCACGATCCGGGGGTAGGAGCCTCGGGCCATGTGCTTCCCGGTAGCGGCGACGATCTTCTTCAGGCGCTTGTTGTCGAAGCGCTTGAGCTCGGGGTCGGCCTCGCCATCGTCGATGGCTGGGTCGAACGCCATGAACAGCTCAACGCCACGCAGGACGACCTTGTCGTCGTCCTCAACAACCTCGTGCGATGCCTTCTGGTTCACGCTCTTGCCCTCCTTGCGGTCCATTTCGGCCACCTTGCGCTCGGCCCACGCCTTGCCGGCGTCGCCGCCCCAGAGCAGCCACGCGATATACCCGGCGTCAGCATCGCCGCCCTTCTGGTTGCCCTCATGGCGGGCGAAGAAGGACGCCATGCGGCGCACGGTGTCAGGGGACAGGGTGGCCCGGTTCTTGAGGTCGCGGGCGCGCGCCACGCCGACCTCGGTGCCGCCACGGCCGTGCTTGGCCCGCAGCTCGAGGCCGCGGGCGGCGTTGGACGCCATCTCCTGGGTGGGCTTGAGGTCGATGTCGGTCATGCCCATACCCTGTACGGAATCCCCGGCTCGGGGGTGAAGGTCGGCAGCGCGTCGACCTGCTCTTGGGTCAGCTCAAAGGCCACCCGCAGGTTCGCGTGGAAACGCGGGTCGCCGGGGCGGGTCACTTTGCCGTCCTCGTCCATCGCGGGCGGAATGGGGCCGATGAAATCCACGGCGCAATGCGCGACAGGAACAAGCGCCAGTTCGCCTGCTCCGACATTCTGCTCAACCAGAATGCCGGCGGCCTCGAGGGCGTCGTCCATCTGTTCCTCGGTGTCGGTGCGTAGCATGTAGTCGGTCATGTGGTGAGGCCCTGCAGCGTGCCGTCGGCGAGGCGTGTCGGCCAGTACTTGATCTGCCGGATGGAGTTGTTTAGTACCACGTTTGCGTCGGTCAGACTTGTGCCGTTGGTACTCGTCGCGCCAATGACCAGCCAAGTCGGGGCCACCGAGAACGCCAGCGACGAACCTGTGGCTACGGTGCCACCGTTCAGGCAGACGCTCGCGCTGCTGCCGTTGTACCCGAATGCGCCCTTCGTCCTCGCGCCGCTTGTGAGCGTGTTGGCCGTCGTGACGTTGTTTGCGCCGCCGAAGTCGGCCACGCGCAGATTGCCAGCGGCGGCAGTCTGCAACAGGTGCAAGTGCTTTGTCGATACGTCATCGGTGGACAGCACGGTGCGGTTGGTGCTTCCACTTGCGCCCGGTCGCACCCCGCCGAACCAGTCTGCGTAGAACGTGCCTTGCGTTCCGCCTTGATACCACGACGAAAAGTTCGCCCCGGTCATCAAGCAGAAATCCGCTTCCCTCGTCGCCGTGCTTGTTCCCGTATAGATCAAAGTGCTAGCAGTAGTTCCGGTTTCCAGTTGGAACCCGTAAACGTAGAACGTATCCCCGGTGACGCCAATAGTGACGGACATGAAATAGACGAAGACCTGCGTGGTTGCCGCGGGCAGCGTGTACGTCTGCGTCAATCGTGTCCATCCGGTGTTGTTGTATGTCCCGGTTGTCGCTGTTGGCGTAACGTCGCCTACCGTTCCGTTGACGGCATACAGGCGTGGAGTGTGGCCGACTGGTCCACGAATCCAATACGACACCGTATAAGTCTCACCGCCCGTAAGTCCGGTGATGAGTGTTGCGAACGATGCGTAGTTTGCCGCAGTTCCGCACACGAGTTTCGTCGCGTTGTTCGTGCCATCCGGCGATACAAGGTCGGTCGTGTTGTTGGTCGGTGTTCGGTTGCCACCAATTCCCCACCCTAATGTATTGCCATTGCTGAATGCAACGAGGTTCGTAGCAACTCCTTCAATGAGCAATCCTTTGGCGGCATTTGTGGTCGGGTCGTGGTCGAAGCGGGGTTGCCTGTTGCCGATGATCCACGCCGTGAATGTGCCGCTGCCCGACGAAGAAGCCATATTGCATACGAGCGACTGCGTAGCCGGATCGTAGGAGGTTACGCTCCCGCTCATATTGTTCGCACCACTTGATGCGATAATGAGATCGCCAGCCGAATAGCGGCGGTTTACTGCTGCGGGTGCTGCAATCGTGAATGTCTTGCTGCCAGTCCCGATGGTGTTGCTGCTCGTAGACGAGTCGAAGCCGTATACGAGGCCATCCGAGCCGATGTAAGACCCGCCCGTGCTTCTGCTAAACGTCAGGCGCGAGTCTAGGACGCCCGTGGTGAAGTCCAGCGTGAGCGTCGAGCCGTCGCCGGCACGAGACATCAGCTTGCTCGCGTAGCTCGAGCCGCTGATCCGCGATAGCCTGGGACGATTGGCGCGATTCATCAGAGGGTGGACCAGAACGTGCCCATGGTCGGGGTACCGCTCGACTTGAACTGCGCCGTGACGTACTGCGCGCCCGCCAGGTCGATCAGGGCCGCCGCGGGCTCAACGTTGCTCGCCGCCGCGAGTGCCGGCGAGTACAGGTTGCCGCTCGGGGTGCCCGCGACCTGCGTGATGCCGCTGAAGGTCCGGTGGTTGGCCGTGCCGTCGATGGTGTAGTTCGGGACGGTGCCGCTCGTGAAGGTCAGGGTGAGATCCGCCAGCACGGTCGGGACGTACCAATACGACGCCACGTTCGACCGGGTGTATGTGACGCCCGTCGGGTTTCCGGCGGTGGTCGTGATGGCCGCGCCGCCCAGCGTCGCCGAGAGCTGGAACGTGGTCGACCCGTTCGTGGCGATGATGTAGTACGTGGTCGGGTTGGAATAGGCAGGCACGGTGATCGTGCCCGACCCGCCGAAGGTGCCTGCGATGGTGAGGGACTGCCCAACCGCGAGGGTGGGGTTCGCGTTGCAGGTGAAGTTGCCGGCCGTGTCGGCAATGGCCACCCCGGTCAGGGTGCCGCTCGCGTCCGCGTACTTGCGCCAGTTGAGGAGCCGCATCCCGATACTCGTCTGGGCCGTGGTGGCGGAGACCATGAACGGCATGACGTAGAGGAGGGACGGGTTCTGCCCGCTGACGCTCGCGCTCGTGTAGTCGAAGAGCAGGGTGGACGTCGGCGGGGTCTGAAGGAACACCGCGGCGGAGTTGGCGTAGGTCGCCGGCACGGAGTCGGCCGTGACCTTGCGGAAGTTGTTCTGTGCGGTGGTGATGTCCATGTCAGATCTCTCCTCTGCGCTTCATGTCGAGCGCGATTGCGACCGCCTGGTCCTGCGGCTTTCCCTCGGCGATGAGGGTGCGGATCTTGTTGCTGACGGCCTCGTCGGCCTTCTCCATGAGCTTCAGGCCGGCCTTGACGTCCTCGCGCTCGAGGTCGGAGGGCTTGGCGGCCGTGGCCTTCGCGCCGGGGCGGGAGAAGCCCTTATAGTCCGGGTTGAGTCGCTTTGCCTCCTCATACGCGGCCTGCGTTCGCGCTTCTAGTTCAGCCATGCGGCGCGGGGTGACAAACACGCTTCCCGCATACCGATCTTCTTCGCGCACGGCATTCTTGTATGCCTCTAGTGCTTGCTTTGCCCGCTGCTTTCGGAGTTGTTCTTCTCGCTTGGCGAGTCGCGCTTCTTGCTGTTGTGTAAATGGTCCATCAAACTTCGCCTTCGCGCCGGGGCGGGACCACACGCCTGCGGCTTTCGCAACTTCGGGCCAACTTCGTGATTCCCAATGTTCGCTGTCGGACTCAAAGGTCTTTTCCATCTTGTCCGTGGCTTCCATCATCTCATCCACGGTTCGGAAATTTTGTGCAATCCAGGCACGCAGATGCGACTGCTCCTGCTGCGTCATCCGGCGCATCTTCGCCTTCGCGCCGGGGCGGGACATCAAGTTGCCAAGCCAATCCTGCTTCGGGAAGTGTTGTTTGATTTCCGATTCGGAACGCTTCACTTTTACATTCTTGGACCTAATGCTCACCATGTAAACAGGTGGATCATTTGCCACAAGACTGCTGATTTGTCCACGCACAGTCTCGCCTTTGTAATCGACGGCAACTTCCGCTCCAATCCGAAGCGGCTTCCCCATCTTCGCCTTCGCGCCATGCGCGGCGAACTGTGCTGCCCAAACTCTCAATTCCTTCGGAACGAAGTGGGCCGTGAGCAGCGAATCCGTCTTTGCGAGCATCGCTTTCGCCCTCTTGCCATCGCCGGAACGCGCTGCCTTGAGGAGATTCTCAAAGAACGCGAAGTCCTTCTTCTGGCCCGAGGTCATTCGCTTCTGCTCACTAGCGTCGCGGTACTTGTTCGGCGTGAACAGGCGCGTCGACTCTTGGAACTTGGCGTACAGTCGCTCGAGTTCCGCGACGCCAGGTGCCGCCGCCATCACCGCCTTCACGCCGGGGCGGGAGGCCATCGACTTGAGTCGCGCTTCCAGTTGTGCAATCTGCTCCTCAATTGCCTTCATGCGAACGGCCCGCCCCGCCAGCGATGGTTGATTGTCGAGGCCGTGCCATTCGCCCTTGAGCTTGGCGATCATGCCTCGGACGTAGGCTCGTTGCGCTTCCTTCGCCTGCGCGGCAGTAGGCGCGGCCATCTTCGCCTTCGCGCCGGGGCGGGACGATGCAAACTTCTTGTGCAGCTTGCCGTCCTCGGTGAGAGACACGCCGCCTGATCCTCGGCCATACGCCAGGATGGAAGTCATGCCCTGATCGGAATACCGAAGCACGCCGTTTTGCATTCCGCTCACGCGCTCAATGCCTTCGCGCATGGACTTCACGGGCTGTTTCACCTTGGACTGCTCGTCCTCCACCCAGTACTTGCCCATCTTTGCCTTCTTGCCAAGGCGGGAAAAGCCCTTGCGCTTCTTGAGCGGCGGGAGCTTTTCGTTCATCGCATTGGACGCGCTGTTAGCCTCATTCCACGAGCGATAGGTCTTCGCGCTGACGGGCTTGCCCGTTCGATTGGACTTCACCGTGTACGCGCCCTTGCCATCCGTGTCGGCAAAGGTGGCTCGGTCATCCTCTTCCGGGTAGTAGTAGATGTATTGAGCATCTTCCTTCACGACATGACCGACAGATGCAAACGTCGCCTTCGCGCCGGGGCGGGAGGACTTGAGCGTTTCCGCGTATCGCTTCAATTGTTCGACGGAACCACGCTTGATGGTTTGCGGAGCGCGCCCCGGTTGAACTCGCATGAGCGAACCATTGCCAGTCGCGCCCTCAACAACGATAGCCCATTGCGTTCCGTTGATGGTTGCCGTCCATTGCTTGGACAGGTCGCCCCATCCTTCGGATGCGTCTAGCGTCCACCGCGCCATCTTCGCCTTCGCGCCGGGGTGCGCCGCTATGCCCAGCCGGGCAGCGATCTGCTTACGGGTGTTGCTCATGTCCCTCATCGTAGCGTTCCTCCTTGTAGTTCACGCATTCACGAACCCCGGATCGGGGATCTCGCCGCGGTCCACGACCGCCTGGCGCGCACCGTTGTAGCGCTTGATCGCCGCGTAGTCCAACGTCCCGTTCGGGCGCGTCCATCCCTTGTCCAATGCCATCGCCGCCGGCACGGGGATCAACGCGCAGCGGCAATTGAACCCGCAGGGCGGCGTCAGGCCCATGCGGTCGAAATCCTCGATGGTGCCCACGTAGCCGTCAATCGCCCGGTGCGCCGGCCGTGTGCGTGGGTCCTTGGTTGCGCTGTACTGCACCAGCGGCACAAACGCCTGGACGCGCTCGTCGCGCAGGA